ATATCTTTAACACGGAGTAAAAAATACAAAGTCCGTGGGTCAGATTCAAACGTGGCCATTGAATTAGATGCCAATAAACTGTCCAATAATTATAAAATAAAACCAGCTGTCGGTATTTTTGACGTTGCTGACCAAAGAGAAAGGCGGTCAGAAGCCGAAGAGAAAATTACTGGACCGATTAAAAATTTAAATAAATATATAATAGCTATATGGATTGACAAAAAGGAATATAATCGGATAAATAAAGTTAATCCAAAATTATTAAAACATCCTAAAATCAAACGTGGACTTCCATAAATAAGGGGGAGACCGACACTGCATCTCCCCATCTTAGGGGCGGCAAACCAAAGGCCGACACTGCACCTTTGCCTTCAATTAGGTGTAATGATTGCCACCTGAAATTGCCGGTTTACCGGCAAACTTTTTAATCATCGAAATTAAAATCATCGTCATTTTCATCGAAATTGAAGTCGTCCCCGGATTCCTTTTCCTTTTTCTCCGGTTCCTTTTTCTCATCGGCGACATCAGGTGCCGGTTCCTTGGCATCATCCTCAAAATCGAAGTCGTCATCCTTGCCGGTATCATCAACCTCTGCGGGTAAATCTTCCGACTTTTTGGCAGTCTCCTTCTCTTTTTCCGGCCCATCTTCAAAATCATCGAGCAGTTCATCACCCTCATCATCGGCGGCGGGTTTGGATGCCGTGGTGCCTTTGATTTTCATGATGCGGTTGAATTTCTTGGCCAGTTTGTCATAGGCTTTAAATTTCTCATCGATCAGAAATTCATCAAGGTCGGAAATCTGTTTGTAAATGGTTTCCATACCATCTTCATTATCGGCGATCGGGCCAGTTTTGGAAACAAATTCCGAGTTGTCATAATTGTTGCGACCAGATTTTTGGCGAAGCTTGAGTTTAAAAGCACAGCCTTTCCACATATCGAAAATCTGCACAGCCTCATCCAGTTCGGATTCGGGGAAGACTTTCTCTTCGAGCTTTTCATAAATCTTGACTCCAAATTTAAAGAGGAAGACTTTGCCGTTGTTCTCCGGCTTCATCAGGTCTTTTATGACGAGAATGTTGGCGATAAACTGTTTCGTCCGGCTATACCGGCGAGCGTAATTCTTGGACTCTTCGGTATCCTCATCCCAATAAGGCTCGATATATTCGCAAACTGGGCAGGGATTTTCCTTGGTGGACGGACAATTTTCGATGAACCATTTACCCTTCTCTTTGAAGCCATGCTGAAAAAATGAAACCGTGGGCGGCTTTTCAGGGTCTGGTTGCGGCAGGAACCGGATTAAAGCATTGGATGAACCGGTGTCATCTTTGGTCGGTGTCCAGAAACGCTCATCCTTTTTGAACTTCGGATTCTGGTCTTTCATTTTGTTGACTGCCGTGTTGAGTTTTTTGCGGCCTTTTTTGAAATTTTTAAAATCCATTCAGTGGTCTCCTAATAATTAGTGGTTAGTGTTTAGTGAAAAGTGATTAGTCAATAGTGCGGGATTTCTCCCCTAATTAGGCGGAAGCCATTTGCTCCCTAAGTTGCGTTGGGTCCCCTCTGCATAATGTTGTAATGATAACTTTGAAGGATGTCCTTCCAATCAATATCTTTATAACTATTATATACGATTTGTTGGTATTTGTCAAAAATAATGGCATAATTCTTGCATCTCTCCTGGTTCACAATGTTTAAAGTGCGGGTCTCCCGTTCCGCCAATACTTTTCGGGCGAGTGGGAATACCTCACCGAAAGCGATTAATGAATTTATCGAGATTTTACCTTGGTCATATAACCGGAAAACAATCGGTAAAATCTGGTCGGTGCCGTAAAACATGTGGTGCCGGTCAATCTCCTTTTCTTCGCACCGGAGTATGGTGGTCAAAAAATCCGACTTGACAGTCCCTAAAATATCCTCTAATTCCAATTCATTTGTTTTCCATAGATTGAAATTATCGTTTAAAATATCGGATACATGGAACTGCGGGTTTTTCATATAATAATAAGCAAAGCATCGGATATAATCTTCCTTTTTATATGGCAGAAATTTAGATACTTTATAAAATAATATCCCATCCTTATCCTTGCGGCCCTCATTCCATGATTTGAGAAACTGTCCCTTTTTGGGCAGGCGTTGGCGGGTAATATCAAACTTTTTAGACCCGAAATGGATATGCTTTACGGTGCAATAAATCCAATATGCATGAAATCCAGTGCTCATTTTCCCTCCGCAAATGGCTCGACATTTATCGTCCATGTTTTTAATCGGGTGCAGAGAAAAGCGTCATCAATGGCCACAAAATCCGTGGCTGCACCATCTTTTACCGGCTCCCCGGTCGGCTCAAACATGCGGAAGACGTCTCCCTTTTGTAGCTCTCGGAAAATACCGGTTTGCCATCGACCATTATTGAATATTTCTATCATTCGTAAACCAGTTGTCATATTTAATAATCTCATTTTCATAATTAGCCATATTATAATTTGCCCATAGTTATCAATGGCGTTATTTTTTGGGATATGTACAACTCGCAGACCCTAAATGAACGTGTTTTATTATTCTCGGATATTATATATAATAGGTCAAAAGCGGTCTTTTTGTCAAAGGTGCCGAAAACTCCGGTCTGCTGCCAACAATTCCCGCAGGCATTAAAAGACTTTCGCGGCTCTTTATCAAATGGCAAGGTTCCCGTAAGCCAATGGTCGCCGTCCCCGGCGTAATGCCATGTTTTATCCGACTCCTGAAGAAACTCTATTATAAAAATCTTATATGTGCCGTCAGTTCGTATCATTTTAATCCTCTACAATTGGCAGTGGGCAGTTTTTTGGTATCGGTGCATTATTTTCTTCCTCATCGCCCATCCAACAAATAAATGTTCGAGTTTTGCCACATTCCCATCTGGTGCCATTTTGGTCAGTTGTTACACTGGGACAAAACATACAGGAGGTTAAATCCCGTGCAAAACGGCGGCGTTTAATTTTAGGTCCACAATACATTTTACAGCTCCTTGAAGATATTTGTCAAATTTATTTCTTCTTGTCCAGGCTCAATCATCCGGCGTTTTTTAAATTCCTGCTCAAGGAGTGCCATCATTGTCGGGTTATCTTTAATGATATCGGCCACGTCATGGTAATCGATTACATTTGACCCCTCAACCAACTCACAAATGATGTCGATTAATTTGTTACCGGCCTCCATCCGTTTAAATATTTCTCGTGTAATATCCATCACTTCACCCCACGAGATGCCTTTATTCCATCAAAGCCAAAGCCGGAGAAGCTGTCGGATTCCATGACCATTTTCTCGGCTTCAATATATTCAGTCTTCCATCGGAGACCAAGGCGGCGGCATAAATCCCGTCTCATCCGGCGAGTCCCTCCGGCCAGAAGCATTCGGGTGATGGCATTTAGGGAATTATCATCGGTAAAATAGAAGTCCTTTTTGGTCTTCATTTTGCGGTCATATTTTACAATGACATTTTTACCGTGGCGGCGGACGACCTTATCCTTGACATCCGGCCAGACTCTATCCTTTAATCTCTGCAGGTTGAGTTTGGCTTTGCGGTTTTTGTCCGAAATATAAGTTCCGGCGACCCAAGACGGCCAGAAGGCCTTTTTGCCTTGCTTCAAAAGGTTATCCTTCCAGTCTTGCAACATCGTTTTGATGGTGTGTTTTTTCAGCGGCTCGTTATTCATAATTATCCTCTCATTGCTTGTTGAAAATCAAATAATATATTACTTAACCTTTCCTTGCGGATTTTAAACCTTTTTAATCGTGGGCCAAATACAAAGAACTGCCAGACCGGATATCCTATTAAAAATCCGGTGATAAAAGCTAATATAGTCCATATCCAATTCAAAATCCAACCTTTCTTTTTTGCGGATTGATATACCATGCTATTTGTTGCATATCTTGCAAATTCATCATCCCAATTTTTTGAAACATCGTACACTCGATCATGCGGTCTTTTAGGTCTAACAACAATTTAGTCTCAGAACATTTGGCAAATTGTTTACCGAATTCGGTTTCGCAAAATTGAAACCATTCGCACAAGGCGCATATACCCCATTTATCTTTGTTTTGACGATAATATTTCGGTCCCTCCCAATCATCGGCACCGATAAGTTTGGCGTTGGCGGATATAGTTTCTGCGATTTGGCCTTTTTCATCTCCCAAATCACTGACTCTTGTGCCTTCTTTTTTCTTCTTATCAGACATTTTTTCTCCGGTAAAAATCGGGGACAATGCCCATGCTTATTTCTGTTTTAACCGCGGCGCACGGCTGTCGTCCCGTCATATTTTTCCCTTTCATAAAGGATTAATTGATAATCCTCTCGACATTTATAAAGGTCAAAGTTTGATATAGCATAACAATCATTTGAATGAGTTATATTAAATTCTTTGATTGCTTTTGCAGGCCGAAACCATTCACCTCTAATATGCTCATGTTTAAAAAATTCATGGAGTTGGGATTCATTAAAATGGCGTCCATTATATACAAATAAAAGTTTTAATTTATATGGACAACCGACCTGTAAAGTTTCCAATCGGAAATGAATTTCATCACTATCTCCGATTTTTATTGGTCCGTTTTTACCGGCCTGCATAAAGTAAATCATCAATCATCCCAGTTGATATCATCATCGTCATCGGGCTTTTTATCCTTGATTTCTTCTCCGGACCCATTATCAACCGATGTGGACTCATCAAAAAATTCATCATCAGCGGTGCCATCGACTGCATCCGGCTTCGGGTCATCAAAGAAATCATCGGCCTCAATGTCCGGTTCCTTGTCCCGGACAGCGGAAGCAATAATTCCGGCCGGACTGTCCGGTTCAACAATTACCGGCTTGTCCGGTTCCTTGTCCGGTTCAACAATTACCGGCTTGTCCGGTTCGGCGGCATGTTCATCATCATCCCCCTCATATGCCTCATCCTGTGGGTCTTTTGCGGGGTCAATGGCTTCATCATTGCCATCATTGTCATCCAGATTATTTTCGGCCTCAAAATCGAGTTCCTCTTCGGATGCCGGCCCGTCATCGGTCTCTGCATCGGGGATATACCGTAATTCCACGGCACATTCATACTCTTCCTTTTTATCCGGGATTGAAATGGTTTGTCCGGCATCGGCATCGAGACCAACAACGTCAATGGTAATTTCTTTGTAATAATCGAATTCCTTGGTCTCCTTGTTTTTCTTTTTGCAGGTTGATACCTTGCGGAGTATACCCCGAAGCGTAAAACCGTTTAAATCAACTGCAATATCCTCATCGATAAACCGGTCAATATCCGGCTCGTCTTCGATAGGAATCCAATATTTTGTGGTAAATCCTCCTGATAATACTTCCATAATCAATCTCCTTTTAGAATAAATCGGTTAATTTTCCTGATTTCAAATACTGTTTATGTGATATTAGTTTCGACTTTGGTTTTGATTTTACCTCAGTTTTAACGATTTTGTCAATTTTTTTAACCTTTTTCTTTGCCTTTGACGGAAGCATCTCTTTTGCAACCGTATAATCCTCAACCTGAAATTTGACCTGTCCAGGTTTCCAATAAATAAAAATATTTTTGCCCATGCATTTTTGGTTAAAGCATCGGACAGCTTTTGACTCCGACCACATTGCCCCGCAGTCGTTGCATTGCCACATTTCTGCTCTGCCTCTACCCATAAAAAATCCTCTCAAAAAAGGTGGTCGGAGGTTGCCGTTCTTACCCATGCCCCACGGCCATTCGATTTCAGCGGCTTTAGCTGTAGGACCTCGACCATCCCCTCATCTTTATAGGCCGACCATAATCGATATTAATCGTTTGGCATGTGCCAAATGGTCGGCGGCATATCTCATATATTGCCGATACAGGCCGATGTGACCGGATAATTTGTTAGATTTGGCCATATACACAAAGGAGTATGCAAGATATTTGTGCAATAAAGCCCGTTGTCTAATAGCCTTTTTCGGTAAATCCCTGATAAATATAATCTCTGGTAATTCCTCAGCCATTTTACTTTTTTCCTTTTTTGTTGGCTTTTGCCCGTTCCAAAATCAGCTCATAACTATCGGCTTCATCTTTGTCGGCAGGGTCTCTGACCTCTTTTATAATCGGCAGGAACAGGCTTTTGGTATCTTTATTCTTTGCCGTTATAATTTCGTTGTACTCGACTTCGATGATTTTGCCGATGTAATATTCGGGCGGCTTTTGGCGGTCTAAATCCCCAAGGCCGGAACCGGAGTTTACAACAATTGTGCCCTCTGCTGATTGCAGGTTCAATCCCCCAATCCATTTCGTGGTGTCAATTTTCTCGTCCCCTCTCATCACATAGGCTTGTTTATGGGGATATGTGCCGGTGCAAAGCAGGTCGGCAGGGTCTTTCTTTTTCATTTTTACACAATCTTTACTTCCCGTTGTGGATGATTTCCAGATACCGTTAAAGTTTTTGATGATGGCACCTTCTCGACCCATATCGAGCATGGCTCTAAAAAATCGTTCGGCCTCATAAATATTTTCAACTTCTTTGGAGTCGATGTAAAAGATTTTCGGGGATTCCAGTTTATCTACCATCCCGTGAATTTTGGCTCGGCGGAGGTCGTATGGGAAATCACATTTTTTATCTCTCCATGCGTCAAGCGGCATTACATCCCATACCTTTAAGTGTACTCTGGCGGCTTCTTCCGGTGATATCGTGCCTTTGATGGCTTTTGAAATGATACCGTTGCCCGTTTTGCGGTCAAGGTAATCGGTGCCATCCTCATTTAATACAAGGCCTTCCCCGTGGATAACGAAGTCCCCTTTGGCTTCCATGTCGACAATCTCGGTCTCAAGGTTGCCGTGAAATTCCATCGGCTTCATATTACGGGATAAAAATTGCGGGACACCGTCTTTGCGGATGGCATTGATAAAAAGGCCGTCTGCTTTTTCTTCGGCGATGGCCGGATACGTGACCCGTTCCAGATTCTTTTGGTTAAATGAGGCACACCTCATATAAAGTTTCTCGGTAATAAGTTTCGGCCATACCTTATTAATGGTCTTTTCCGACATCCCGACCCTTGGGTCTTTCAAAATGATGCGGATAAGCATCTCGGCTTCTTCGGCGGTCAAACTATCAAGCAGGTCGGCGATAAAATCGGATGCGGCGTGGCCGGTTAGCTTGCGGTTGGCGATGTTGTTCACCATTTTATAGGTGGCATCCATTAAAGAAATTGGCATTCCGGTATTCGGTTCAAAGGCCGGTATTTTCTTAATCCAGAAAATGACGGTCGGCTCAAGGGCGAGATAAAAGAATTCCCGAAGGTCATCGTTTTTATGCTCCTTGAGTAAGGCGAGTTTTGCGTTTTTTGACGGCTCGTTTTCGAGCTTCGTCACGATTTCAAATACAGATTCCATATTCATTTCTCCTATTTGAGGTTATATTTAATCATACCCTGAATTTTACTCTTTGTCAACTTTTATTTTTAACAATTACCAATAGTCTCCATATCTTTTAACCCATGATAATCGTCCTTTTTTTCAAATTTTGCAAGCTCATTCTCAACATCGGATTTTAAATTTGGATATTGGTCATGGACACAATGGATGGCGATATTGTTCAGCCAATCCTTAATCAAGAGTTCTTTGCTATCAAAAAATTTTTGCATGATATTTATCTCCCGTTTTATAATTTTGTCAACTTTTATTTTGGATTTCAATCTCAATCCCATCCGTTAAAACGATGATTTTTTGGTTGGGAAAAATCCTTTTTAAATTGTCGGTCTGTATCTTGATGAATTTTTCCATATCCTTTCTTGGAAATTTTATATGGGCTGGCAGTTTCAATACCAAAACATCATCGGGATTCATCGTGGGTATTGCTTCGACTAAAGTTACCCATTGACCCTGTTTGGTATCATAGCAACTTCCGTCCCCATAATAAATGAGATGGTCTTTCTGCCGACCCACCTGAAAATTAACGGTCTCGGTATCCGGCTCGATGGTTTGACCTTTTGGTAATGGCTTAAGCAGCTTTAATAATGGATCTGGCTCAGTTTTGATAGGATGGTCTCCGGTGCAACATCCATCGCAACCGTGGACTCCCCTATCTTCCCCGTTGCGAATTCTGAAATCATCGGGGTCTGGATGGCCGACTCCATGTGGACAAATTCTCTCCATAATTTGGCGGTCATCCCGCCAGTGGGTCGGAAAGTCCTTCATGGGATGGTCGGACGGGTTATGTATCGGACACGTTCCCTTGCAATTTTCAGCATCATGGACTGATATAATTTGTCCGGTGCCGGTCTTATATTTCTCCATTTTTAGTCTCCCCGATTATTCGATATAAAAAGTTTTTACCAACCGGCGACCCCAACCATTGAATAACAGTGGCGGCAACCTCTCGGTCTCGGTCAGATACCTCATTCAATGGCCGATTGTTATCTTCAGCCAGAAGATAATCCAGAGTCCCGTGGCGTTGGATACCGGAATTAATTTTCTCCCACTCTAAGGCAAACTTCTGCTCCAGTGGGTTTTGTTTTAATCGATGTTGCATTTTGCCTTTATTTTTCATATGGACCCCAAAAAGACGTGCCTTGATAAGGAGTGTATTTATTTTTGCCGATTCCATTGATGGCATATATTCTGTTTCTTCCATTTTAACCCCTCAAAAGATCGGCCAGTTCTACCAAATTCTGATAAATTTCCCAAATACCAGATGAATGTCCCCTGCTGTATGCCATCTCATAGGCTTTGTCGGCTTTGGGATGCTCATGTATACCACAATCCCATAAGGCGGCAAATTTGAAAAGTTGGTTCAGGCGATGTTGGTCATCTCGATATTTCCTCATATCGGCTTCAAACTGCAATTTAGCGGTCTTATCTTCGTGCAGGGATTTGCAGTGCGAGCATTTGCGTTTGATATTGTAATCTTTTCGGTCTGGATATGGGGTGGTTGTTTCGAAAAACTTATCACGTTCAATTAGGCCAAAAAGCCCTTGGTCGTGATTTTGGATTTTGTCGATAATCGTTACTTTCATTTCTTCTGTAATCTTAATCATTTTTAATTCTCCTGTTGTTGTTGGTTATATCATCGGCCAGTCTATCTGCCGGACATCCCATTTTAAAATATAAATCCTGAAACACGGCGGCTCTTCTAATATGTAATAATTTGTTGGTATTGGTAAAATATGTGCTATTGATATCCGATACGATTCGATATCGAATTTGATTGCACTCCGGCATCTTTACAGCACGGCCATCGGCTCTGGCCTCATCATAAATAAATATCAAGGCCAATAAAAATCCTAATATAAGCATTATTCGTGTAATCAATTCAATCTCCTTTTTCAACGTTTGTTGAATGTTACCATATTACTGAAAAATTGTCACTTTTTTAGCGACCATAAATCTTTTAATATTTTTTTAGCGACTTCGATTAGCGTGGCGATATCAGTATTCTTAAATGTATTCCATACTAATTCGTCCATTTCTGCCCATTCCGATAAACCTGGACCAAATGTTGCATCACATTGAATTTTTGTCCGGCATCCAGCAACCCCTATAAATTGGTCAACCTTCATTTGGTAACTTGCGATGCTGTGGCCAGTCAGGTCGGCAATTCTGGACATTGAAAATAGTCCAATGCCTTCTTTGATAGATTTGCCTTTGTATAACGTAAAGGCAATTATGCGGTCTTCCATTGTGTATAAATTTCGTCCCATTATCTTAATCCTTTAAAAATATAAGTTTGACTTCTCAATCCATATTTAACCAGTTGGATATGGCGGTGACCTAAATATTGCTCATTGCCAAGATAACCGGAGCATCTCCCCATCCTTATATCCCACTGCTCGACCCTTTTTACTCGTGGCGGCTCCTGTGGCGTACACGTGGCGATAAAAAATATAATTACCAGTATGATATACCTCATAATCCACAGTCCACCAGTTGCGCCGGATTGTTGGCATCCATTTGTGCTTTAAGGCAATCACAAAATTCATCCATAATAAAATACATACATCGTTTTTCATGGGCGGCTTGTGTTGAAAAAAGGCATATACGTTGCTGATTATCCCAAGATTCTCCTGCCCCACATTTTGATGGGTTATCTAATTTACAAAAATTTTCCATTTTACACGTCCCTTGTTACAATGCATCGGCTCAACATCGTGGACTTTTTGCCTTTATAAATATCATGCTTTTTTACGGTGCCGGTCAGCAATACTTTGTCATCCACCTCAAAATCCCAAGTTGTGCCGGTGTAAAAGCATTTATATGTGTTGTCATCGTTCCCCTGAAATATATACAGAGCGGACGTTCCAAAATCACTGGAAAAGTATTTTTTAAAGGTAACCGTGGCGGGTATTTCTTTTAGGCGGTCTTTGATATTGCCGACATGCGTTGAGGTATCCCCTTCGGCGGCTTTGAGGTCGGCCATATGGCGTTGGTATACCGGAATCATTGAGGCGACAAGGCCGATATGTTTTAGCGGTACATATCCAAGTTCGGCGACCTTGATGCAGTTCCAAAGGTAATCGTTGCCTGTGGGCGGCTTTAATTCGGCGAAATAGGCAATGCACCCTTTTGCAATATCAGTATCCCGTTCCTGCAATTCTACTTTAAGCTCATCCTTCATATTGGGATGCGGATACATTTGGGTCAAAAGCTCATCGGCAGTTGGGTTTAAGTTTTCTTCAAATGCCTTTTTCTTGGATGTCCAACCGTATTTTCGGATGGTGGCAGAGGTATAAATCAGTGTTTCTAAAAGGTCTGTGGCGGATATGCCCCGTCCCCCGACTGCAAAGTCTTCCTCTTCTTCGAGTTCCCCAACCAAACCTTTAAAATCAAATCCGGCGTAAATCAAAAGCCGTGCAGGGTCGTGGCCAAAAAAGTCTTTGATGCAGGTCGACCCGACTTCTTTATAATTGCCGGTTTCGGTATGGTGCATCAGCATCGAGTGCGTCCGTTGCCGGTCATGGCCACAATGGTCACAATGTATTTCGGTTTTATTGAGGTATTCGGGCGGCACCGTTTTATCCGGCACCGTTGAGGTCATTACAACCGATTTTTCTTTGCCGGTATAAATATCGAAGGTGCAAATCAACTCCCATCCGTTTATTATGGGGAGTTCGTATTTTACCGTGGCATCAATCATAAAAACGAAATATTTGCGGCCATAATCGGTCGTCCGTTGTACTTTATACTCTTCCCCAAAGTACAATCTAATCGGGTCACAACCGATTTTCTTGGCTTTGCGGTTGATGGCGGCGATACCTTTTTTGACTCGTTTTATTTCGGATTTATATATCTTATAAGTTTCGGTAATCATATTTATTTCTCCCGTTTCTTTCATACTATAACAGGTGGGCGGGATTGTCAACTCTTTTATGGGCAGGGAAGTGTCATTGCCCAACATACAAAATTAAACCAAATTTTAAGGAAAATGCCTCCACCAACTATTACGGCACCAACCTTTAATTGCAATCCCCAAGTCCAGTTTATTTTTAATCCCATGTTTTCCATGCTATATAGTATAGCAAGGATCGTGCCAATTGTCACATCTAAAGATTTCAAATAGTTAGCGAGTTTCTTAGTCCGGACTTGGTCGATTTTGACACAATTTGCGGTAAAGTGACAATATACGCCTCTATCGTGCCATTTATCCTGCCATTATGTCACGATTCGGGTTTATACGACAGAAAAACCTTTTATCGTGCCATTATTAGCTTATTCTGCTGAACATTTTTTAGCTTTTCGCGCTCCAAGCACTCCAAGATGGTGCAGAGGGGAGGATTTGAACCTCCGTGGTTTTTACACGCCGGATTTACAGTCCGGTCCCTTCATCCAGACTCGGGCACCTCTGCATTATCGAAAAAGGGGAGAAGGGAGAGATTCGAACTCTCTGACACCGGGGCCACATCCCGGCGGCGCACCGTATTGCCTTCCTCCTCAAAATGTTCTATCCGATGACATAATCTACTGTTTACGTTTATAAACTATAGTTTAGAGGAACGGAAGTTCCCTTTTAGGAACTATAGTTCCCTTAAAGGTTATCCCCACCGCATGTAATTAGCATTAGGGCAGCCAGTGCCATACATCCAGCAATACCAACGATATAAATTGTGGCATATAAAAAAAAATTTAAAATTGATGTTAACATAAGGAATAATTCGACATATATTACCACTTAGTTCACTATATTGGGTAATTTTTTAAAATAATTCGACATATATTACCACTTAAGTGGTTTTCATCCATTGGTGTTTGATTTTGCGATTTTTCCAGGATTTGCCGGAACCGACATCCCCTCTTTGAAAATCATCCCAGTCATCGGGGAGATTTCGTGGACTTCTTTTGCCCCGACCAAATCCCTCACTTGCATACCAAGCTCGTTCCTCATTCATATGCCGTGGATGTTTAAAATAACGATAAGAACCGGAAATGTTATGAATGCCCGGAACTGGATCTATTCTGAATTGATACGGCAGGAAATTATCATAATAATATGAACTCCCACCACTCCATACAAAGCAAAAAGCTAAATCTCCTCTGACCATTTTTATCTCCTTCCTTAGAATTTAACCTAATGGAAGAATGGGAAATGTGGTCCTTTCATTTTGTATCTCCTCATACAAATTTTATATCTAAAGTATACAAGAAATTGTACTATGTCACTCGTTGTCCGCAATCCCCGCAATCTTGCGAAGTGCCGGTTGATTGCAGGGCGGCGAGTTTTTGCTCGTCAAGCTTGTGCGCTCCGCACCAATCATTAGGAAACATTACAGGCCATCCCTTCAAAGTTGGTGACCTCTCGCGACACCGGCCTAAAATCCCCCTCTGCTTGAAAAACATGCAGGTCTTGCATAGCATTGATTCAGATTTATGTACCCAATTATCAGTCAATATAAACACATCCTTCCCTATCTTCTCGGTCACAAAATTCACATTTTTGCCAAAAGAAGTGCAAAACCAGGGCACATTTTTTCTTGCGAATCAAAATATGGTATGTCATGGATGGTTTTGCTTCACCGATTTCTATCCCCTCATCAATATTGGAGATATCTCTATGCTCCAAATATAAATCATCCATTTCGTCTTCGACTTATGCGGTATTTGTGATTGATTTTATAATTTATTTTCTCGGCATAAGGCAAAACAAAAATCTGCTCTTCGAGTTCCTCTTGGTATACACCGTCCTCTTCGATTGATACCATGTCCCAATTTGCGAGCAGGCTGATGATGGCATTGCGGCGGGATATATCGGTCTCATTAATATTGCGTTTGAAACCGTCCAATGCAAGCAATTCTTTGAAGTGGATTATATAATAATTGCCTTGTTTGTGCAGGATATACACTGAAGGCGTAATAATCTTGGTCTTCCTGTTCGCGATTCCGATTCGTTCCAAAGTCTCTTTGATGACTAAAAAATCAGAGAGTAACTTTACCTCAACCCCGTAACCTTTCAAATCAGTCATTTTAGATATTCCTTTCAAATTATTTTGTATTCACATTTATTTACTATTTTTACCCTTCGTTTTTTTGGGTTTGGCATCCCGCTGTTTCATTATATCAAATATTGTTTTGACCTGTTTACCGGACATAATTCTAACATATTCCAATGCTCGGCTCATACTGCATACATAATATTCTCGGATATATCGGAGAGTCTCTGCCGTCACATCATCTGATATTTTTGCATAATTAAAATATATCCGGTCTTTATCCACCATTTCATTCAAAAAGGCGAAGTGTTGCTCCCGTGGTATTTGCCAATTTTGGGACATAAAAAGTGCAAGATAGCACGTTTTAGGGCTCATTGAGAGAACCTTATTGACCATAAACGGAGAATAGGATTTTAAAAAGTCGGGATGTTTTCTCAAATCCTTTTTATCCGTGCAAAAATTAGTCGTGTATTCAAATAAACCTATTTTATCATCCATAACGTCATTCTACCTCAACCTGCAGAAATTGTCACCATCGAGACCACTATGCAACACCAATAGGTTTTCCGATGCCATCGTCCGGCCCCTCACCGGCCTCTTTTTGACGTCTCAATGCTTCGGCGATAACATCGCGTGCAGTTGGCGGATTTGGCGGCATTGCTCTCATAAAAACCAATCCATTATGGGCGGCGACCATCTCATAACCACGGGATTGATTTTCGTTTAACCAATTTTCAATTGTTCCCATTTGACCAGTTGCAGTTGGTCTGCCTTGTGCAGGCGGCTTCATTTCAAAAGTGATATATTGTTTGCGTTGCAAATATAAATCATACTCAATCTCATATTTTTTATTTGCATCACAGGCGGGACAGTCACAATTGGCGGCATTGACATGTTCAAACGATGGGATTGTTGTCGGTTTAATCTCAGACATATTTAACCTCCTTAAACGACTTTTAATGGTGGACCGGGTTTTTTTGCATCGCCAGGTATAATAATTCCTGCGGCCTTTGCTCGGAGCTGTGTCCAGAAATTGCCATATTCGGTGACCAGTTGGGTATTCCAATCTAAACTGGAACAGCCGGTAACGTGGTCGGCGTTGAGTTCGATGGTATCATCGATATTGGTAAAAGGATATGCCGTGGACATTGCCAGTTGTTTGGCCTGACCTATCATAACCATCGTGGCGTGTTGAATCATATATCCATGACCTTGTTCGAGCGGACATACCAATTCGGCAAAAATAATCTGGCCGTTCATTAAATAAAAACAGGTTATCTCCGGACAGTAATCCTGTGGCGTTTTGTTTTGCATTTTAATCTCCTTTGTAATTTAACGTAATTGATTTATAGCCTTTATCAATGGCTTCGAGCAGGCGATTTAAAAAATGGTATCTTACTCCACTGGGTTTAATTACCTTTTCAAAGTTCTGCTCGGCCTTTAATTCTTTAACTAAATCTGGTGATAATGTAATCTCCATTCTATATGGGGTTTTAATTTCCATCTCTGACCTCACTTATTGCGATATCAGTAATTCGACCAAACCATAAATTCTTGGCGCACTGGCCGACATACATAAGGATTTCCGATATTGGAGCACTTGATTTAGTGGTCTCATCCAAGACCACTTCGCCGTCCGGACCCAAGGCGGTTATTTGAAATTGTTTATTGCTCATGGATTTTAATCACCTCAATTCGGTGCGGCGGGTAATATGTCCCATTTTCTCCCTCACCAATATCCCCCATACCTTTGATGGTTTTAACAACAAGGGTCGACTCAGTATATTCCTCATCTTGGTCTTTTATATAAATCCCTTGACTGCATATTATTGTAGCAACGTTCCGTGCCAGTTCCATTTCATCCCGTCTTGAATTGACGACATTTTCGATAACCGGCTCCTTGACCCCTTTGATTTTAATTACTAATTTAACCATTTTCCTCACCTATTTGTAAAGCATCAAACATTTTAATATATCCTTCGCAATTTGATTCAATTTCAACGATTAATGAAATGACTCCTGCCGGTTGGCGCACCCAAAATTCAACGTTCTGCTCTTCGAATTTATATTTTTTAGAAATTGCGGCAACCTTTTCGACCTTCTCTTTCCAATATTTATCCATTAAAAATCCTTTTTGAATTCACATTGGCCCATCATTTCAATTGCAAGTGCGGCCAGAGGGATTTGTTTATCTACCGCATAGGCGGCTTCATATTGGTATTTTGCGACTGCAATAATCATATCCGGCACGGAGCTTGCAAGCACATATCTTTCAATATGTGAAAATATGACCGAATAAAAGTCATTATGTGCAATCGGCAGGTCGACAATATATTGCCGGATGCCAGTCCAGTCTTGGTCTCGTAACATTTTGAAAAAGGTTTCAACGTCCGTGGCGATGGCGGCTTCGACTGCGGCAACCGTAATCTCTCCCCGCAGGGATAACATTTGCAGGTGATTTAAGATTTTACGCATATCGGGAAATAATTGTTTAACGATTTCGGCCACTGCCCTTTTATCAAATTCAACCTCTTCCTTTTGGCAGATTTGACAAGCCACCTTCCACATCTTTTTCTTCATGATGGCGGCATCATCCTTTTTAAATATGAAGTCGATCTCCTGCAAACGGGAGATAATCGGCTCAATTATTTTACCTTTATGGTTTGAGGTAAAAATAAATTTGCAATTTTTAGACGTTTTCTCGATGGCACCTTTTAGGGAATCCATTGCCTGTGGGCTCAACCGGTCAAACTCATCCCCGATGAATACCTTTTGTTTACCGTGGATGGAGATTGATGTGGCGAAACTCATTAGCTTTGACCGGATATCATCGATTTTTGTATCAAGGCTCATGTTCATATACATCGCCGACAAATCCATTTCATCAGCCAAAACAAACGCAGTGGTCGTTTTGCCAGTTCCTGCCGGTCCGGTAAAGAGCATATTTGGCAATTTACCAATCGACTTGACTTTACTAAACAACTTGAGAAGAGAGTCAGGCAGTATAATTTGGTCAAGTGTCGGCGGACGATATTTCAATTCCCATATAAAATCGTCATATTGTTTTTGAACTAAGCCCATTATTATTTCTCCTCCGTGATTATAAATGTTAAAATGGGGTCTGGCAAAAATTCACCCCATTCGAC